CCGCGACCAACCATCTGGACGTATAGCCCTGCAGATTTGGTGGGGCGTAACAATGCGATCAGATCAATCGCGGGCGCGTTGAAGCCCGTGGTCAACACACCCATTGAAGCGAGTGCGCGGATTTCGCCGCGTTTGAAGGCCGCGATAATCGCATCGCGCTCTTCCTTGGGCGTGTCGCCGAAGATGGTGCGGCAGCTGATGCCCCGACGATGGAATTCCTCCGCAACGTGGCGCGCGTGATCGACGCCTGAGCAGAAGGCCAGCCAGGACTTGCGGTCGCGTCCGTGCTCAATGATCTCGTTGACAGCGGCCCGTGTGATGGCGTCCTGATCAACCGCGGCCGCGAGATCGCGGGCAATGAAGTCGCCAGCACGGGTCCCCACCTTTGAGACATCCAGCCAGGTGGCGGGCTGCTTGGAAATCAACGGGCTGAGATAGCCTTGATCGATCAGCTCGCGAACCGGGGCCTCATAGGCGATATCGGTGAAGAGTGCCGACCTGCCCTCATGCAGCATGCCGCTGTCGGTCCTGAACGGCGTGGCGGTAAGACCGATCACCTTCAGCGCCAGGTTGATCGCGCTGAGCGCATCAAGAAAACGCCGGTACATGGTGCTGGAGTTGCCCGGGATCAGATGGGCCTCGTCGATCAGCACCAGATCGGTGTGGCCGATCTCAGCGGCACGGCGATGGATCGACTGGATGCCGGCAAAGAGAATCCGTGCTTGCGCATCGCGTTTGCCCAGACCCGCTGAATAGATGCCCGCGGGCGCCTCAGGCCAAAGCCCAATCATCTCGGCGTGGTTCTGGGCAATCAATTCGCGCACATGGGTCACGATCAGAATACGTTGATCCGGCCAGGCTTTCAGCACGCCTTCGATGAAGGACGCCATGACGAGCGACTTGCCTCCAGCCGTCGGGATAACAATGCAACAGTTGCCAGATTTGTTCTCGTAGTATTCGTAGATCGAAGCGATTGCGGCGTTTTGATACGGGCGCAGGGTCAGCATGGTGCGGCCTCCGTGGTACGGGCGTCATTTAACCAAGTGGCACCATCGGCCATGCGGTAGGTGACGATGTCATTCCCCGCATCGATGACGTCACCTGGCACGAGGTCTGGGATGAAGAGATGTTTGCCGCAGGCGGCGCGCTGCTCGGCAGGCGTGAGCATTCGGTCGTGGCGGGCGCAGTGCCACCCACCATCGACTGCGGTGGAGTGCAGACAGGACCGACAGGTCACAGCGGCACCGCCACCCTCATGACAAGCAGCATGGTGATCACAGAACCGACATTCGAACCACGCTGGGTCTTCGCTGATCCGTGCGGGTGGATACTGCGCAAAGATAATAAGACCAGCCTTTTCCAACAGGCGCTCTGCCATTGCAGGATCGGCCTCGATCCGTTCGATATGCAGCGCGTCGGTGTTCTTGCAGACCGCCACGTACAGCGCCCGGGCAATCCCGGTCAGGTGCATGTAGATCTGCATCTGCGCGCCATGCTGGGGCTTGGACAGCGCCACGCCTTTCGCCGTCAGATCGGCAAAGCTCTTTGTGCCGTGCGTCTTGAACTCCAGCACATGCCAGGTTTTCGGGGCTTCCAGCAGGCCGAGCGCCACACCGTCGAGCGAACCGCCAAAATGGCCGCCATGGAACTCGACGCGAATTTGACGCCCGGTTTCTGGATCCAACTCCAAAACAGTCGCCCCGGTGGCGCGCAGGTTCCGGACCATCCGGTCCTCTTCCAGCTGGCCGGTCTCAAACAGACGCAACAGACGGCCGGAAAATTGTGATGATGTGATCCAGCGGAAATCATACCAGAGCGCCCGGGCGCAGGATTTGCCGATGATCGACGCGCCAAGGTGATCACGAAAGCCGTCGCCCTGGCGTGCCTCATAGGACGCATAGATGGCCGTGAGTGTCGGCGTGGATGGTGCGGGAAGATCAGCCATTACAGACCCTCCCGTTCGCTGCGGATTTGGGCCTCGGCTAGAATGCCATTCCAAGTTTCTAGGTCATGGCGCTCGCGCAGGACACCAATCAGCGCGTCCTTGAGCTTTTCGCGCCGACGGCGGCCGGTGCCTTTGGCGAGCAGTTCGGACCGTTCGCGGCACAGGTGGCGCAGCGCGGTCCTTGCACGGTGGAACCAGTCAGGATCGATGGGTTTTTGGCCCCGCTGGCGTGCCAGATCGGCGGTCGCAATCTGCGTGCGGATCTTGGCGATGTCGTCGTCGAGTTCAATCAACCGGCGCTGGTCATTAGGCAAGCCGGGGCTGATCACAGCCACAGGGGCTGCGTTGTGCAGGTCAGTCATAGGAATATCCTCAGATAATTTTGGGCGCTGCCCCGGCAGTCAGGGATGCGGAACAGCGCTGTGCGTTAGCCTTTTTTGTTCCAGGGTGCGGAGGCCATCTTGGGCGGGGCGGCAGCAGCCTGCGTTATCGGTGGTGGTGCGGGGGTTGCAGCAGGCTTGGCAACAACAGCCGGGGTTTCCCTACCTTCTGGCGGCAGATAGGCGATGGCGTTGCTTTCGCCGTAACCGTTCTTGGGCGGCTTTATCTTCACCTGAATCGTCATTGGGATCAGGTGTAACTCCTCGCTGTCGCTGACATGCATCCGGCCCGTCGCGTGGCAGATCGCCGACAACGTCCGCTGCGCGATTTCCACGGTGGTGGGGTTCGGGTTCACCAGGTTCAGTTGATCAAAGATCTTCCGGCCCTTGTATGGGCCATCCAGAACATCCAGCATCAGCCAGAGAAACTGCCCCATGCCATTCTTGGTAACGCGCATCTCGCTCTCGACGATCTGAGCGCTGTATTTGCCAGCAGGCAACAACTCGTGGGCGGTGGTGGGCTCAACGCTAGTGGCGTCGAAGGACGTGTCAAAACGTGCCATGATTGTATCCTTTTTAGGTTCTATTATTCAGGTTGAGGCATGGCTGCGAGGAACTCTGACCACGCGAGCGGCAGAGTGTCCGGCAGGCCGTAACGGTTCTTGGCGAGGAAGGCGGGACGCTCTTCGGCGTGCATGACACGCGCACCGGACCCAAGCGCACGGGTCACCTTTTTGTTAAAGCCGACATCGGATTTGGCGACCGAGATCCTGTAGTTCGCAAAGAGCACCACATCGGAATGCTCTTGCAGCAGCGCCGAGGCGCGGGCCTGCAGCTTGATCACATATCGGTCGTAGGGTTCGTGTTCGGGGCTGTCGAAGCGTTTGATATCCGTGTGGGCAATCTGAATGGCGACCATGCCTTTGCGGTCCCGCAGTGCGTTCAGCTTATCGAGATATTCACGCCAGATAGTCAGCGCCTCGGCGTAGCCCTTGCCAAAGCCCGGGGTTTCGATCGACTGCCAGCCGTTGCGCTTGCAGGCTTCCGCCCAGATCAGTGGCTCGAGCCAGTCGACGCTGTCCACGACCACGGTGCCGTAGTCGTGATCCTCATTCAGAAGCGCGTCGAGCGCCTCAGCCACTTCGGAATAACTGGTTGCCAGCGGAAAATGCGGAACCTGCAGTTTGCCAAGCCCGTCCTCGGTCATGACGAACACGGGCCTGTCAGCGTCGGCCGCAAAGGTTGATTTACCGACACCAGCAACGCCGTGGATCAGAATGCGCGGCGGCTGGAGCACCGATTTTTTGCGCAGAGATGCGAGGGAAATGGCCATCAGCGTACCTCCTCCCTGCCTGAAACCAGCCTAAGCCTTAGCGCACCTACCTTCACGGTGCGCGCGGGCTCGAACCCCTTGCGCCAGGCCTCCGGCAACGCACCAAACTTGCGCTCAGAGACGCTGAACTTCGTGTCGATGAACTCGGCCGGATCCTCGCCGCTGTCTGCGATGTTCTGGGCAATCTGCGCGAGCTTCTCTTGGTTCCAGTCCACGCGCTTGGGCAGGTCGGCCACCACTGTATAATCGCCATCGACCAGCCGCACAGTGCCGGTATCCTTGCCGCAGCCCCTGCGGGCCTCCTCAGCACGGGTGGCATAACGCACTTCGAGAGCGGTGCCGAACCGCGTGTTGGCAGATTTCAGCTGCTTGCTGGCGTGATCAAGTTCACCTTGCAGCGCGACCAGCAGGTCTACCGGCATCTGCGACAGTTCGCCGGTGGGCATATTAAGCATGTCGTTAAGGCTTGGGATGTTTTCCGGATAGGTCATAGGGACTCCTTTGGGGTTAAAAAAATCAGGCGGCTGCGGCCAGCTGCTTCACAGCGGCAAAGGGGACGGCGCAGTTGTGCGGCCGGACGATGGCGACATATGCAAATCGGTCCGGGCCAAGGCGCTCTTGGACAAGGTGGATGCGGCCAAGCTCACAAAGCCTAAATGCTGCATTGGCAGTCGCGCGTAGGTCTTCGAGAGCGGGTTTCCTCAGAGTGGAAACGTTCGAGGTCGTATCAACCGCCAGAAAGCCGTCATGATAAACCAGCCGTGCACCAGGCGCCGCCGTATCCACCCAGGCCATTAGCTTGAATTCCGAAACGTTGGGCGCGTGCACGAAGAAACGGGAAGTCATGCGGCGCACCGAACGACACTCAGATGATGAGTAGCGCTGCTGGCTTGTGTATTCTTGACTTCAAAGTCGATGATATCTGTCTGGCGATAGCGTACGTGCCGACCGATCCGGACGAACTGCGGCCCACGACCTTCAGCGCGCCAACGTTCCAAAGTGCGCGGCGCAATGTTCCAGCGCCGAGACAGGAGCTTCGTGCTCAATAGAGAATATTCTTGGTTCATAGCGGTCCTCATCACGTTGATGAGAACACCTTGCCAAACCCTTGGGTTGGAGGTCGTGGCATGAATGGTCGGTGATCAAAATTAATTTTTGTAGGAAATTCAATGCTCCAAAAAGTTTCGGTCGGAGCTCCAACCCAACGCCAACCC